TACGTATCATTCTTTCAGACCTTGGATGGTAATGAAAGATGATGTCGGCGATATAATATCTTTAAATGCATTTCACGTAGTAGCTGTTGCTATACCTACAGAAGAAATGAAAATCCAATATAAAGAAGCAGTTATAGAACTAAGAGAAATGGAAGCAGAGAAACAAACTTTTTCTGTAGATGAATGGTATAATAAACTAAAAAACGCGGGACCTAACGATTCAGACGACGGTAATGTGATATCGTTATATGATTACAACAAAGACAAGTTGCACTAGTATATCCCCATCTCCAAAACCACTTTAATATTATACCACAGCTGTGCGAGATGTACACCCCTAAAATGAAAATAATTTAATTTTTTTTTAAAAAAAGTTGTTTACAAACAACACATTATATGATAGAATATTAATAATTGAATTGGAGTTATCATGGCAAAAAAATCTAAAAATGTTCATTATGTCAATAACGCAGATTTTTCACAAGCTATAGTCGATTATGTAACAGAAGTCAATAAAGCAAAAGATAAAAAAGAACAACTTCCAG